AAAGTAACAAACGCATTTGATACATACAGCGCGACTTCAGACAGAGAAGATTTAAGTAATATCATTTACAACATCTCTCCAATGCAAACTCCGTTTATGTCATCAATTGGAAAAAGAAGTATTAACAATGTTGTCTTTGATTGGCAAACAGAAGTATTAGCAACTCCAGATTCTTCAGGAGAGCTAGAAGGTTTTGAACTCTCAAGATCTGCTTCAGTTGCAACAACCAGAGTTAGCAATGTTGCTATGATTTCAAAAAGAGATGCAACTGTATCAGGCTCACAAGAGTCTTCAGACCCTGCTGGTAAGAGATCAGAAATGGCTCACCAACTAGCTATCATGTCTAAAGCTCTTAAGAGAGATATGGAAGAAGCTCTTTGTCAAAATGGCGACAAAACAACTGGTAATGCTACAACTGCTCGTGTAACTGGTGGTTTCGAGTCTTGGATTACATCCAACGATTCAAGAGGAGCTGGCGGTGCATCAACTGGTGGCGGTGCTGCTCCAACTGACGGAACTCAAAGAGATCTAACAGAACAACTCTTAAAAGATACTCTTGAACTATGTTTCCAAAATGGTGGTGAACCTTCACTAGCTATTTGTGGCCCACATAACAAACAAGTTATCTCTGGTTTCACAGGTAGAACTCAAGCAAGACAAATGATCGATGCAAACACAGTTGAAGCATCAGTATCTATCTACTCATCTGACTTTGGTGAACTGAAAATCGTTCCATCAAACAGATCAAGAGAAAGATCTTTGCTGTTGGTTGATCCTGAGTATGCAAAAGTATCTTACTTGCGTGATTTCAAAACAGTTGACATTGCTACAATAGGCGATGCTATGACAAAAATGATCGTGGTTGAGTATGGATTAGAAGTATCCAACGAAGCTGCTCATGGTATCGTTGCTGACCTTAACGTAAGTTAAGTTCTCGGTTAATAACCTTAAAGGGATGTTTCGGCATCCCTTTTTTTTGTGTTAAAATTCTTGCATGGCTAAAAGAACTGTTATAGATCATAAGACTGGTTTTACCAACGAGTTTATTACTGAGGGTGATAAAGATATTTACCATACAACTCAAGACATAAACCCAGTAATTGAACATTGTAAAAACATTGCAGAGAATGTTAAGCCAGGTAAAGATCTTCGCCATGTGGCAGAAGTGCCATTGGTTGTATATCAAAGAGCTTGTCGAGAAGGCTGGGCGAATGATATGAACGCATGGAAAAGATGGTTAAATAACTCAGACAATAAAGTCTTTAGAACATGGCAAGGTAAACTATGACATACGCAGAATTAAAATCTAATATCGCAAGTTACTTAAATCGTTCAGATTTAACAGATGTAATTGATTCATTTATAGATAGCACAGAATCAGAATTTAACCGCAGATTAAGAGTTAAAGGCATGATTAAAAGAGCCACTGCAACATTAGATTCACAATACATATCAGTACCAACTGATTGGTTAGAGGCTATAAACATACAAATTGATAGCGGTGACTTTTCACCTTTGTTTCAACAATCCATAGAATCATTGGATGTATACAGAAAGTCTAATGACAATGTAACAGGTCAACCTATTTACTTTGCATTGGTAGATGATTCAATTGAATTTGCACCTACTCCAGACGGAAGTTATACAGTACAATTAACCTACTACGGAAAGATAGATGCGTTAAGCGATTCTAATACGAGTAACTTTTTATCCACAGGATATCCAGATGCTTACCTTTATGGATCACTAAAACACGCTTCTATCTATTTAATGGAAGATGAACGAGTGCCACTATTTACAGCACAGTTCGAGAAGGCTTTAGAAGAAATGAGACTAGAGCAAGAAAAAGCTGAGTTTGCAAAAGGTTCTTTAATGCAAAGAAGAAGAACATATGGCAAACGCAGAAAAGACATTTATTATTTTGGTAATAACTAGGAGTATAGAAAATGGCTGGATTTAGTGATTATTTAGAGGACAAGGTACTTGACCATGTATTTGGCGGTACTGCTTATACAGCACCCGCAACATTGTATGTTGCTTTGTATACAGTAGCACCTGACGATACTGGTGGTGGTACTGAAGTAACAGGTGGTTCTTATGTAAGACAAACTGGAACTTTTACTGTCTCAGGCACATCCCCCACAACAGCAACAAACTCTGCTGCAATCGAATACCCAACAGCTACAGCCGATTACGGAACAGTGGTTGCAGTTGGTATTTTAGATGCTTCATCTGGTGGTAACTTACTTGCATACGCAGATTTAACCACTTCAAAAACTGTATCAACAGGAGATGTATTCAGATTTGACGCTGGTGATTTAGACATCACATTAGCTTAATACCATGGCCTCAGTAGGCTACGGGTTATACACATACGGGAAGTCCGACTATGGAACTCCCGTTTATCATTTTGGTGTAGCCACATCCGCCCAAACATCAGGCTTTACTGCTGAAGCATCAGTTATACGCCATGGTGCATCTGTTATACCAGGTGTATCTGACTTTGATTCAGTCGGTACAATTATTAAATTAGGGTCATCCACCCTTGCACAAACTTCAAACTTTACTGGTGATGGCGTAGTCCTCAAGTTTGGTGCATCAGTTATATCAGCAGTTTCAGGCGGTTCAGCTACAGGTCGACAAATAGATCGTGGATCAGCGACTATAGCTGAGACATCTGGAATGTCTGCAACAGGTAGACAAATAGACAGAGGTGTTGCGACCATTGCTGCGGTATCAGACTTTAGTGCAGTAGGTACGCAAATTGATAGGGGTGTTGCAACCATATCATCAACCAGTGATATGACATCTGCTGGGGTCTTAATTAAATTAGGATCTTCAACATTACCAGAAACATCTGGTATGACGGCCACAGGCAGACAAATAGATCGTGGTGTTTCTTCTATAGCAGCTATCTCTGATATGACTGCTACAGGTCGATTCACCATCAGTGCAAATGCAACTTTACCAGCAGTCTCAGATTTTGAGGCGATTGGTAGACAAATTGATCGTGGTTCAGCAACCATTCAACAAACAAGTGGTTTTTCTGCTGTTGGTGGTTTAAAATGGAATGACATTATAGTTCCAGCAGAGACATGGACAGATCAAACCGCAACTGGCGGTACATGGACAGAGCAAAATGCAACAGATGGTGAATGGACAGAACAAAATGCAACTAGCGGTACATGGACAGAAGAATCTGTACCATCTTCAGACTGGACAACATTAGGCAAACAAGACGCAGCTTAAAGGAATTTTTTTATGGCAGATACATTTACTACTAATTTAAACCTTACCAAACCAGAGGTTGGTGCATCCACTGATACCTGGGGAACTAAACTAAACGATGATCTTGATGATCTAGATGCGGTTTTTAGTGCTACTGGTACATCGGTAGCAATTAACCTAGACGGAGCGGTTATTGATAGCTCTGTCATTGGTGGTACAACTCCAGCAGCAGGTACATTTACTACTTTCACATCAACAGGTATTGATGATAATGCCACATCTACTGCTATTACTATTGATAGCTCGGAAAATGTGGGAATTGGTACTGCTAGTCCCTCTGCCTCACTGCATGTCAATTCGGGGGCCCTTAATCTCGCCTCTGTTTTTGAGTCTACTGACGTTACAACCCAAGTCTCTTTTAAGGACACAAATCAAGAGTCTCAAATTCTGGTGACAGATGGAGAGACTCGCATCAGTGCTGACGTAAATAATGAAAACGCTAATAGCGCATTTACGGTTCGGGTTGACAACACAGAACGTATGCGCATTAACTCAGCAGGCATAGACGTAACAGGTGAAGTTAAAGGAGATACATTAGATATAGACGGAATAGCTGATATTTCAAGCACTTTAAGTACGGGTAATATCTTGAATGTTAGACAAGCTGGTACGGGAGATGCAACAATAAAATTAGGAATCACTAGAGCTGGTGATGGTAACAGCTATCTTGATTTTATTTCAGATGCTACAAACCCGTATAGTTTTAGAGTAATAAGAACGCCTGGTGTTAATGGAGCTGTAAATTTACAACAAGCTGGTACTGGAGACTTCAGAATCAAAACAAATGATGCTGCTGATATAGTTTTCCAAACAAACAATACTGAAAAAGTTAGGTTAGACACATCGGGAAATCTTGGTATTAATACCACCGCACCAGCAACTCTTTTACACATCAAAGCAAATTCAAATTCAGCAACAGATTATCCACTTACAATAGAAAACGCAGCCGATAGCCTTGATTTGGGAATTGGTGCTTATGGTTTTAGTAATACTGAAGGTACATCACAAGGTAGTGACTTTGCATACAATGTGGGGCGTCATCATATTTTTGAAGTTGATGGAAATGAGAAAGTTCGCTTTGATCAAGATGGCAACGTTGGAATTGGTCAATCCGCACCCACCCAGCAGTTAGTTGTTAAAGATGCGACAGACTATCATGGAATTTTGGTTCATGGAAATAATGCACCAAACATTTCTTTTGATAAAGGTGATACACAAACACCTGAATGGAAAGTTGGTGTAAGTGGAAATACTGGAACAAGTTTTGCAATCTCAAAAGGCACTTCAAATGATGACAAATTAACGATTGCTAGTGATGGAAACACCTCAATTGGTACTACAACTACAAATAGAAAACTAACAGTAACTGGCAGCTCTACAACTCAAGGCACTATATACGCCTACACAAATGAAGTGCATACAGGCACTGATACCAGTGCTCATGTTTCTATCAGGTCTGATAATGCAAGTGCATCAGGTGATGTTCTTCATGTTCGTGGGGATGGTAGTGGTAATTTATTAACAATAGATAAAAGCGGAACTGAGAAGTTAGTTGTAGACTCATCAGGCAATGTTGGAATTGGTACGAGTAATCCACCTCACAAATTTTCAGTATTTGGAACTGGTGCAGGTAATGCTACAGTTCAAATTGAAGGAGAAGGTGGAGCAGACCCTTACATTAATTTCTTAGCAAACAACACACAACATTGGTCTGTAGGTATTGATGATAGTGATAGTGAT